GTACTATCTACATTACCAACAAATATATTTATATAATCATTGGTAGCCATTGCCGTAAAGCCAGAGACCGACATAGGTGTTGAGTTAACTGTTACTGATGGAGACATTCCACCAGTTTTAGCACCGGTTACTATAGTTCCACCTTTGGTTACAGCCATAACCAATTCCTTACTAACTGCAGATGTTACAATTTCCAGCATTACTGAAGCTGTAAAGAAAACATTTACAGTGGGAGTACCAGTGTACCTTAGCTGTCCATCTGTATTCATATCAAACTCATTAGCCGTTGGAGCTGTGCTAAGAGTAAATGTAGCTGCTGTTTCTACTGCTACCATGTTAGTAAGAGAATTAGGTGTTACATTAGCTTGTCCAGCAATAGTTGTAGCACTAGCTGTACTTACATAAATACTTCCTTGTTTTGTTTGGCAAGTCTCTACGAAATCTCTAAGATCTTGAGGCGTGATTGCACCAGCAGCCTGACTGTCTTGAAACAGATTGCTTGCCATATCTGTGACAGTTCTGCTTGTATCTGCCATAATTTATTCTCCTTTATAAAAAAAATGGGGAGTCTATACTAGCCCTCCCCAATAGTTTAACTCTCTGTTACAGTCGTACCCCCACTTGAACCTTGTACCGACATACTAAAGCCACAAGTAGCAGCTACAGCAGTAGACATAGCTTTACCAGCCAGCCTTACCATAGCCTTAGCAGGAACAACAAAAGGAACATTTCCTGGAAAGGAGAATGAGCCTGAATTGGTTCCACCATTACCACCACTAGCAGCAACTACGTCAGAGTCTTGCTCTACCAAAGTTACTTTAGCAACAGTACGCCATGTTTCAGAGTTAGCTACACCAGAGGAATCAGCATGAGCCACCTGAAGAGCAATTTCAGCCGTACCCTGACCAGCAGCAACAGAATCTACATCATACCAGAAACCGTGTATATAGCCAGAGTGACCAGCAGGAATCTTCCAAGTACAGTTACCTGTCTCTTTAGAACCTGCATCAATGAGAGCATGAACACCACCACCAGTTACATCAGCGATAGTGATAGCACCAGCTGCAGCAAGTCCAGTACCAGAAGCAGTAACTTCAGCTTTCTGAATAAAGGAAATATTCTGCTCAGTCATCTCTACTTCAGTCGCACCATTCATAGCTACAGCCTGAGTATACTGATTGAAATTATCATCAAGGTACGTTACCGTAACCTCAGTAGCCCCTGTAGAACCCACATCATCACTACCAGATCCAGATACAACATCTATATCTGCACCAGCAATAACAGGAAGCACCTGATCAGCATTAGTGTTGGAGATTGTTTCAAAAGATGTGCCAATAGTAGCGTTATCAGCATAGGGCTGTACTAGCTCTACATTGGTAACAGTATCAGCAGCAACAGCAAGAGATTGGATATTTGCAATATCAGTCATATTTTATATCCTTTCCCTTAAGAGGTTTTAAATTCGACACAACCTTCTGGTCGAATGAAGCCATGTCCCATTGCATACTTAGCTACAATGATCCAGCCTTGGTTTTTAATTTGATACTCTGTTTCAACAGCTAGATTTAATAGCTTCACGGTAGCTACAGCTGACTTATGCATTACTAATGCTTTAGTCGTAGATGCATTTACATCGTGTGTTGATACTTGAGCACCAGCTATGTTAGTAATAGGGAGGTTATTAGTTTTCACAATGTGAATACCAGCAACCTTCATAACTTCACCTTCTGAATATACTCCTGATCCACCCCAGTCACGGTTAATGAGATCAGTAGTCTCTGCCATTAGATAATACTGGGCAGGACGGACGAACATATAACGGTCATTCTCAGGTACATTATTCTCATCAAGCTGTTCTGCAGCATCAAAGAGTCCTGAACCTAGAGTAGAACCTGACGTTCCATAAGATGAGTTAGTGAGTACAGTACCACCATTACCACCCGTGATTAGAGTAGATGATCGTGCTCCTAGTAATCCCTGTTGTAATACATTCTGATCCCACTGTGTACCTAGAGCAATACCAGCCTCTTTAGCATAAATAGAACGAACCTCAAAGTGAGACATAGCCTCATCCAAGTTGTTCACAAAGTGATCAGCAATCAATAGACCATCAATAGAGATGACCTTTTCGTTCTTGTGTATAATTGTACCGTCCAATTCAATACCAGTGGTTCCAGTATTCCCAGACGCATTGATATAAGCATACTCAGTAGCACCAGTCTTCCAAACTAATGGAAATTGAACTGATATTCCAGAGCTAATTGAACGCATTACGTGCTTGTCCATCGTTACACTTGCTTGCTCGAAAGCAGTCAAGACTTCACCAGCATAGACCTTAAGCATCAACGCAGTTGAATCACCTGCAGAATTAGCTTGGCCTGTACGGGTCATTGTAAGGACGGGTGCAGTAGTGTCTGTAACTGACATCGTATCCTCCTAATTTAAAATTTACAAAAAGTATCTATCATTAATTGCTATACTTTCTTTAACTTTCAACTAGGGATTATGGACCGCAGCCCGTCTCTGTTTACTTGTTTAAATACTTAATAGCGTACTACTATTAAAACTACAGTCTTCCCTGATTAAACAAGTCAGACCTTTCTAGTTTATCTCTTACATCCTGTCTAAAAGCATGGTCAGAATCATAACGAGGATCTTTCATAGCAGTGGTAACTTCAGCATTACTACGGAATACATCTCCGTATACTCCCTCAGGAGCAGCTTGTTTACCACCATATACTTCACCCTCTACACCAGTAGTGCTCTGATAATCTGACTGTAATCCTTTAGCTGCCATCTTAGCTAACTCAATGTTACCTGAGTTAACAGCATTATCATAAGCAGTTATTTGTTCTGCACTATAATTATTCTTAGCCCATTCTACCATGCCATTATAATTTTCTTCACCACCTACAGTATTCTTAACATCAGTACCAATCTGTACTCCTAATGCTTTCTGTCCAGCAATGTATTGGTTGGTAATCTCCTGACTAATACCAGCATCTTCTAATTGTTTATAGCTATTATCAGACAGTGAACCATTTTCAGCATACTCTTGCCTTAAAGAATCCATATCAAATGCACCCTCAGCTACTGGTACATCTTGTGGTATACCTAAATCTTCCTGGACATCTACAGGTACATCCTCATCAGCAGAACCATGCATCTTTCGTTCTAGTGCTTCATAACTTTCTTTAAGTTTACCATAATCTCCTTGAAACTTATCCCCACTATTATCTAAAGCAGGACGTTCAGTAGACATATCATTACTGTCCACCTTATCAATCATCTCTTGATTGTGTTGGTCTTCAGCAGACATATCTCCTTGTTCAGTTGGTATTACTAGCTGGTCTGCCATGTCTCTCTCCGTAATGTTCTTTGATGGTTCCGTTTCTTAATTGGATTTTAGTATAGGTAGATTCTAGTCCACCAGCTGTACGTACATTAGCTCTCTGTTCAAGAATTTTATTGTTAATTTCAACATTCTTAAGTTCAGCTTTACTGGTTACGGACTTAGCTACTTTATCTTTTGCTTTCTGTTTATCTTTTCCTTCTGTATTCTTATTGGCCATCTTTAAAATTTTCTCCTTGTTGTGCTCTCATCATTTCACCACCTTGGGTGACAGCATTAGGTACACCTGCTTTCATCATCTCTGCCTGTTGCTGTGCTTGTTGTTGAGCTTGCTGTTCTTGTTGGACTTCCTCTTGAGTCTTAACTAAACCTTTCATATCTATACCAAAGCCTACGCCTATTCTTTTCGCAAAGTCAGAGACATTGATATATTGTGATACTACTTCTGGTCCTAAGGTTTGAGTCAAGGTCTGTATAAAGGTAGCCAATTTGTTAGCATCATTACCTCTACCTAGAGCCTCGTAGCCTGTGATAATGACAGGTTCTACAGTCCCTTTTGGTAGCTTGGGTAACTTACCTTCTTTCTCTAGTCCTGCTTGTATTCTTTTTACCAGTGGAAGTTGAAGCTCATGAGATAGTAGTGAGTATACTCCTCCCTTTGAGGTATCAATTTCTTGGGCCATCATTCTAATCTCTTCTGCTGTTACTCTCTCTGCATTCCTCTGTACTCCTTCTAACAATAAGAAAGCAGAAGCTAGTCTGCGTTCAATAGTTTCTAATGTTTCTCTAGCTACTCTAAAGTCATTGAACTTCTGTACTTGTACAACACCAACATCATCTGGGTTGCCCTGTCTAACAGATAGGTTAGGTGCAATCACAGATTTCATCTTGGTAGTACCGTTAGGTTTAACCAGGAATATTACTTTGGCAGCAGCTGCAGTTCCTTCTAAGATACTTCTAT